CCAAGTATAAGCAGTGCGCTGGGGACATTTCTCCTGCAGCACCTGACCGTGAAGAGGATTTACTCATCTGAGTAGTTCCATCCACAGACTCAACAACCGCATCCGACTGCCCTGTAATAGTTTTAGTGACCTCTGAGGCGTCACGCATTACCCTCGCAGAACAAACAAGATGGAAAACGCCATATGATTCAAAACTGTCTTCCTGGACTTCAAACACTTCGTAGTAGAGATTCTGAAATTTTGGCTTAATAACATCCCCAGGAATCAGGCGGCGTCCAATCTGCCTTTCCACGGTTTGTTTATTAAAAGTGAAAACTTGGTCATTAGTAAGTTCTATGCCAAACTCAGAAAGATTTTCTTCTATAGGTCTTGGGTCGTAGTGACCAAAAGACAAAGCGGGTGGACGATAGTGAGTCTTAGCTCGATTTTCATCATAAAGAGTATCATAGTTCTCATCTGCAACGTAAGCAAAAATAAGAAGTTCCGATCCTGCTATTTTAACTAACTCTCCATCAACAACATTAAACAATCCAATATCAGGATTGGCTGGGTCAAACATGTTAAGTTTAGACTTTACATTAGAAACTGCGTCATCCGCAAAGTTTACAACAACTGGCTTAGGAGGATTAAACAAATCATCCTTAGCTCCTTGTGTGTCATATTCCCTGCTAAAATCGGACATTAGTAAAGAGTAAACGCTGGAGGTTCTTCAATCTCTGATACAAGCTCTTCAACAAGAGCTTCTTTTTCCCGTGCTCCCTCCTCAGAGAGAGCCGCTCCGTTTAATCTTGCTCCTCCTCCAGGGGAGGGAAGTACATCATATTTCCCACGAATGCCACCTAGAATTAGCTTAGCACAAGCAGTTGCATATCTTTGAATCCAACCGACAAAATAAGGATGCAATGTGTTTGTATCCAGAGCTCTAAACTCTACAATAACTGCCTCGTTTTCTTGGGGTGTAGGAAATAGCATCACATACTCATTATTTACAATCTGGTACGACCCATCTCTTCCTAGAATTTTTCTGAGTTGTTCCAAATGCATTATTTGAACTAGGAAATCACTAATAGAAAAATCAGTAAACAAGAAATTATCCTGAAAATATTTAATAAAGAAATCAAACTCTAGCGTTCCTTCAGCTAAATTCATACCCAAAAGACTTTTCTTATAAACAACATATTGAATATTGTTCATCACAAACTGAGGAAGTACGTATGTGTTATACCCAGCCTTTGTATTAAACTCCATGAACTGTGTACACCATCCAGGCGCATGGTAATCCAACTTCGATACGGCTTCGTCAATTACAACATAAAGTTGAAAATCTGTAAGTTCTACCCGTATAACCGGAGAACCTAGACGTGCTAACATATTATCCTTAATAATTGAATAAAAATCATTAAACTCAACAATGTCAGTGAATCGTCTACGATTTAAGGTATTGTAATCTATGTCACCCGCTGGTTCTACCCCTGTTACAGATACGCTAGACCCTTTCCTAAACGCAAACGTATTTCCGTAAGATGTGGTAGGGACAGTAGGTACAGTGGCCTTAGCAGGCATTTATTCTTTTGTTTTATAGGTTGTAGTAGCTTTGTTAGCTGCGGTAGCTCGTGTTTTAGGGGTAGGCTTCGGTGAAGGCACAAGAGTTAAAACAGAACCGACTTTAAAGGAGGGTGGGAGATCCACAACCTCACCTGGGGAAATGGTAATAACAGAAGATGGACCTTCTATCATTACATCATGTGATAAGGTGTTCTTATATTTCATAGCTATTATCTATCCTTATATACGAGAGAAGGAGGCCCAATGGACCTCCTTCTTTCATATTAAATCTTATTAAGATTAGTTTAGGCAGGATCGTTATCAGAAGCAGACTTAAGAGTGTCGTTAATTCTGCTGAAGGGCTGGAACAGATAGTTGTTCGAAGCGCCAACAATTCTAATAACTCGATACCACCGAGCGTCCGGAGTGATGGAAGCCTTACCATATCTGGTAATCAATCCTTTCCGTGGTTGGAAATCGTCCGGGTTCACTACAGTTGGCAGCATTTGGATAGGAATGTATGGAGCGTACACAAATCCACTTTCCATTGGGCTACTACCCTTGTACCCTACAAGAATTTCATCCTCAGGCCATAGCGGATCAACATAAACATCATATGCACCGTTCCAACGTCCTTTGTAAACTATATTAGCACCTAGAGTGCCAGCTTCACTAGGATCAATACCACCTTCCAACTTAGCTGCAGATTGAAGCATCGCAGCTACGAGTGGGGAAGTAATAATGAAGTTACCAGCGCCACGGTAAGTAGTACGGTAAATATCCTGAGAAGCGAAGTTAACAGCAGCCAGCAAGTTCGAATATGCTTCACCAACATGACGAGGAGCAAGATTCAAGCTCTGCGCGGTCAGATCAACAAAATAAACGTTCTTATTGGTTCCCTGTGTTCTTACTCCCAAGCCAGTAGCCTGGTCATAAGTAAAGTTTCCCGGCTGATATACTTTAGAAGAGTTATTGGACATAACACCAGCTTGCTCTGGGAAGTTATTGGGGTTACCCAAATCCAAAGCGCCGCGAGAGAATCCGTTAGCGATATTACTAGAAACATCATACGCAATCATACGCAGATCTTCCAGGATTTCACGGTCAATCTCTAGAGCAACTTCTTTACCGAGAAGATCGGTAAGTTCACGCTCAAGATCAAGGTTGTGATAGGCTTTCAAGTCTTGCGCAGCTTCGATAGTCCACAGAGCGCGGAACTTTCTAGTGCTAGCAATAACAGCCTGTTGTTCGATGTGGAAGTTAATTTCTGGGATAGCGGGTGATCCAGAATTGCCTAACACCTCACCAGCTGACGTATTCCAACCTCCTAGAACCGAACTTGGGAACGAGGCGATGCCTTCACCTACAGTACCTGTAAGGTTAGAGGAGAATGCAAGAGAGTCGTTTTGCATACGTTTACCATTTGGATCTGTTCCAGGCTCCCCCCCAGCAGATGCAGTCCACTGCCAACCAGGCGTAGAAGCATCTAGGTCAATCATACCACCACTAGCATCCCCAAAGAGAGCGCCAGCAGTCTGACCACGGTAGGTTAGGAGGTACTTACCATACACAGATTGTGTGGTTGCGGCTGTTGAATTGTGCCCATGTCTTGCCACTCGGTCATAACCAAGATAAAAGACCTGAGAAACAGGACCTTGCATAGGCTGAACACCAACAACTTTGTTGGCAATCAGTTCGGGAAATACTCTGCGAACAAGAGGAAAGGCAAACTTTTGAAAGGTACCCAACTGACCCACAGTAGTAGATTCTTCCAGCATGCCAGACTTAGCCTGTTCAGCGAGAACGTGGCGAGCTTGGTTTTCTAGAAGAACCGCAGTGGATTCTCTGGTATAAGCATCTTCGATACCTTCTAAGATTGGTGCCCACTTGTCACATAGAGCTTGGGAAGTGTTTTCATTAATCATTTTCTTTACTCTTTTTTTTAATTATTTAAATTTTGGGCTAGACGAATTACGTCTTCAGTTAGGAACATATTTGCCTCACTCTCCGGATTAGTATAGGAGGGTTTGGTGTCCTCGTTTGTAATAACGAGTGCGGACTCAGATGATTTAAAGGGTTCTTTTGTAACTTCCGAAAGATCTTGAAGATTTTCTTTCAGAGAGGTCACAGCCCCTTCAAGTGTAGAGTTCTCATTAATAGTATGAGATAGCTTGTTGTTTAGTTTGTCAACGGTTTCTTGAAGAGAAGCAACTTCTTCTTTGTACGCTGAAACTGCAGACTCAGAATCCTTAGATTCCATATCCTCTGCAATAACAGACTTCAAAGACTCATAAACTTTAACAGCACGGAAAGTTTCCTCGTTATCTTCTAACTCTTGCATTGCTACTTCTTTGAATTCATCAATTCGCATACGAAGGTAGCTGCTAACTTTGGCTGCTAGGGTTTTTACTTCTTCTTCTACTCTTTCGCTCACAACAGTTTCAACTAGCTTGGAAATCTCTTCCATCCCGGAATCAGAAATTCCATCGGGGAGATGCTTTACAATGTCATTAACAGTTTTGGTCATAATATAATACCCTTATCTTTAGTATCTACAGTCCTTTACTAAAAAATATAGAAAATTTTTATTTTTTGTTTAGAAGATTTCTTAATGTGTTCAAATAGATCTTTTCAGCTCTAATGTTATCAATCTCTTCTTTTGCTTTGAGTTGTGTTTCGGAAATAACCTGATTTTCTGAAACAAGACCCGGAAAAGCTCCTTGACATGAGGGATCAGATACCATATCCCATGTAATAAGCTTTAAGTTTTCGTTTACGTTGTAGCAATCTTGGTCTGCATCGTAAGTCAGACCTCCCACGGCTCTAGAGGAAATACCAATCTTAACCCCTGCTCCTAAAAGCTCTTGAAGTACTTTTCCAGATGGTGTGTTGAGAACCTCTGCCTCACCGATAATTTTAGTTCCTTCCATGTGAAGGCCTGTGATGAGATGAGAAGCATTAGTAAGGTGTACTACTTCATCAGTTGGATGGTCGAGTTCTCCGACCAATCGACGCTCTGACAGAAGAGGTTGTAATTTACCAATTTCTCTTTCTAGTAGATTCCTTGAATATACACGGCGGTTTCCGTTCTTCTTCTCAGCTTCCTGGAAAAGACCACGGACTCTCATTCCTTGAGATCCTTTTGCTTCGGATAGAATCTGTAATTCTCCAAAAGAGTAAACGTCTCTAAGTAATTGGCTCATTATTTCATAAATGCTCTTTTGATGAAATCAGAAGTGATTTTTCGCTTCTTCTTTTTAAAAGGGTTACCTGGATCCTGTGCTGGTTTGTTTGCGAAAGGACCGACTCCAATACAACCTACAGTGGTCATCTCACCAAGACCTTGGAATGGTTTCCTATTCTCGGTTTTGGGTTCTTCTTCCGTCTGTCCAAGTTGCTTAGCCAGTCTCGCAATTTCTGCCTGAGTAGTAATGGATTGTCCTGTACGCGCTTGAGGGGACCACAAATTGGGCTTACGATTTACAAGCTCTTTATATTTTTTCTCAAGTGTCTTTTTAGTTTTCTCAGGTTTCTTTTTAGATTCAGTTGTGATTTCAAACTCAAACTCTTTTCTCTTGAGTTTCTTCTTGCGTTTACGAGGCTGCTTAACTTGCAACTCCCCGTGAACCTCTCCAGGACTCATGGAAGCTACTTCAGCAGTTTCCTTTTTCGACGCACCAGGACCTTTCTTCTCTGCAATAGGAACTGACTCAGCAATAAGCTGAGATCTCTGTTCATCGGTCATATCTGGGAGATCTTGCGAGTATACCTTTCCAATGGAATGAACCGCTTCAACGGGAGCTTCTGACAAAGGAACAGCGTCCGAGATGCCCATAGAGGACATGATGTCATCAGCCATCTCCATTACACTTAGTGTTGTCATTATTACTCAGGAAGTTCTAGTGCGACGAATATTTCCCCACTGTTTTCGTCTTCGAAAACGTCACCGAGGTTGTAAGTAGCATCGTCATACTCAACAGATTCCAAAAGGGAAGTACTGTTTTCGTCTAGTCCTGTAATGTCTTCATCAGTCAAAGCGTGAGCTGGAATGTAAGGAACATCGTCGATGATTTCAACATCTTCAGAAAGAGCGAAAACAACACCGTTGCTTTCATAAACAAACATATTCAAAGCTTCTTCGCTTTCGTTTACTTGCTCTTCCGGAGTCTCCTCAACGGCTTCTTCCTCAGCAACTTCATACCCGTATGCCTCCATGATGGTCTTTGCGTCGTCATTAGAGATAAAATTATAGTCTATAAGTTTCATATTTTTAAATGGGGAGGAAACTCCCTCTAGCTTATTTAGTGCATTGTTAAGTTATCTTATTCTTCTTTTTTATTATTTTGATAACTTCTTCAAGTTCATTCAGTCTAACATCTTGCTCTTCATCTCTTGCGTCTATCTCCTTTTGGGAAACAGTATTATGAATGTCAGCAAACTTTTTAACCCAACCACGCCCTTTCTTTGTAAAGAGGGGGACGAGGACAAAGAT